GCTTGATTAATAATACCTACAATCATTCCTCTACGTGAGTCTAATAAATTATCAAACCCTGTTGTGTCGTTAGCTGTGATGTTGAAGCTTACGCTTACGTTACTAGAGCCACCTGTACCACCAACACTCTGACCTTTTGTATGGTCAACTACTGTTTCGTTCGGGTGTAATACTGCTTGAAAGCCACCTTTACCATCAATACCGCCTGACCGTGAACCTGCGCCTGTGTAACCACCACCGTCAAAGCTAAACATACTTGATGTGAACCCTGCTAAGAACTCTGCCGCAGGTCTAGCAACTTGAATCTTAATAAACTCAGCAAGGATTGCTCTAGCCATGTCCTTTACAGTGTCTTTGAGTGAGTTAGCACCGTTGCCGATATTCATAATCATATCTGTTATAGACGATTCCATTGCTGACGCAACACCTGCTACTTTTTTAGCAATGTCAGCTTCATCCATTCGCTTGATGGCTTCATCGTATGCTGTTGTTACTTGACCAATCATCTTAGCTTCTGTTGCTGATGACATATTCTTTTCAGTGATGTATGCCTTAATACGCTGTACTTCTGAGTTGTAGCCTTTCTCTAGTTCTTGTTTTTTGGTTAGCTCTATTCCAACACCTGCTATTGACGCTTTATACTTGTCAGTAGTTGTGATTAGCTTCTGTGCGTTTTTCAGCCACTTGTTGCTATATTCTTTTTCTTTAGGCGGTGTTGGTGGTTGGAAGTCAGTTGGGAAGAACGTCTTAGGTGTTGTTATTTTTCCACTATCACGAATCATAGTAATTAATTCTGATATTGTTGTCTTTGTATCTTTGGCTTGCTTATTTAAAATGCCCAACTCTTCATTCTTTTGCCAAAAAACAGTGTCATCACTGTTGGTAGCCGCCTGATTCATCTCACCTTTTACATCTTTAATCTTTTGCTGTAAGTCGTTATAAATCTTTATCTGTGCTTGTTGTGCTGTTTTAAGTTCACCGACATCTAATCCGTTGAATTGCAACCTTACGTCATCGCCTGTTATTCCCTTAATGGCATCACGTATTTCATCAATCTTGACTGCCACTGCTGTTAGCATTGCGATTGCCACTCTCGCTTTAGCGCCACCCAATAGGAATAATACCAAGCCCACAGATGTTACCTCTGAAGGCAACCCCATTACTACTTGAACTGTACTCTTTAGTGCTAGACCTATTTTTGTTACTGATTGCCCTAGTTCTTTTGCTGATTTAAGTGTCTCAGGGTCTCTGAGCATACTTGATATTTCTTTTACGCCTGTCTTGGTCTCATCAAACACGCCCTCATTCATGAATGCTAGTTGCAACTCATCCCAAGCGTCACCCATCATTGATACTTGACCTTCAAATGTAAGCGCCATGTCTTTAGTAGCGCCCTTCATTGATGTTTTGCTCTCTTCCCACAGATTCATGATGTGTTTCTTAGACTCTTCTGCTGTGTATTTAACACCCGTCTCAAATCCTAGCATGGCTTTTACACCTGAGTCTCTGAATTGGTCTGCTGCGGATATTCCACCTGCGAAGGTCTTCTGTAGTTGTTGTGCTACTTCTTGGAATGATAATACTGACGATGCGGCGATGTCACCTGTTATGTTTAGTAGTGCGTTTAACTCATCTACATCTTCTGTCACTGTTAATAGTGAAGGTGACGCTCGTTGGATTTCTTTTAGGGTGAAGGGTGCTGACTTGGCAAATCCAAGCATATAGTCAAACGCCTTTCCTGCGTCCTTAGCACTACCCGTTAAGAATTTAAGCTGTACTTTTAATGACTCAATGGAGGTTGCGTACTTTAATGCTGAACGCAACATAGCGCCTGCGCCTAAAGCACCAAGCGCACCGTTTAGTGAGAATATTTGGCTCTTTACCCTGTTGGCTACCTTACCTATTCCACCAATAGCACGTTTAGCCTTACTCGCACCCGATATTGCCCCTTTGGGGTCAACCTTAATTCCGAGAGTTGCTATATTGTCAGTTGCCATCTTTATCCTCTAGTTTAAAGTAGGCTATCCAACCGTGAAACTCCTCAACCGTCATTAGGTCTATTTCATGAACAGCCTTGTGTAAGCGATTCGCAAGTGCGTACTTTGCGTGTAACTCGGAATCGCTTATTAGTTTCCCTCCATATCTTCAATCGTTTGAGATATGGAAATTTCGCCTACAATTCGTGTAATTACATCAGGTGATGCGTTGTTCATTAAGTCTACTTTGTTAGATATATCAAACAGTTTCTTGCCGTCCTTATCTAGTGCTTTTAGAATCAATGTCCTAACCATGAACTCAAAGTCGTCATCTTTTGCGAACTTCCAAAGAGTCTTCTTTTCACCCATAGTGAACGGAGTGGCATAAATAATAGAATCCCACTCAGGTACTTCGATTGCTTTCGTCTCTAACTTATCAAAGTGTGACTTAGCGTTATCTAATATACCCATTACGCAACGGCTGCCCAAGTAACAGCGCCATTAGCTTCAAAACTTACTGAAGTCTCAACCATGCCGTCTAGCGTAGTTGATACACCCTTCTCAGTGATGATTGCTGACAATGAAGCAAAAGTATCGCCTGTAGTAGCACCTTCAGGGTACAACTTCAATGCAACTTCTGCGCCTACTGTCATAGCACCTTGTCCTGACGTGTCAGTCTCATCCCAAAAAGCAGTCATTGAACCACTTGCTGATGTTAAGCCTACTGTCTTAGTACGTGCTGAGTCACCTAGAGTTGTATCATCAATAGTTTCTGCTGACTCTGAAATACTCCAATCCTTTACTTCCGCGATTACTGCCGAGCCGATTTTAGCCGTTCCTTCGCTACCTTTATGATTTGCCATCTTCTTTCTCCTTTACTTTTGTTTTTGTTTTAGACTTTTCCGCCCAACCTTTCGCCTTCATTTCTTCAATCTTTGAAGGGTGTGGCGTTACACCGTCTTTGTCACCGCTTGGTGAGTATAAAATTACTGCTTTCATGAATCCCTCCAATATGGAATTGTTACGTTCATCTGATGCCAAATGTCATCAGTTCCTATGGTTTCAATGCTTGCAACATCACAAACCACATCACTGAACTTTCTACCATCGAAAATACTCGTTACTGTGTCCGCATACTTCCGTATTGTACTAGTTCCTGTGTCTCTCGGTACGAAGATTTGAACAACAATTAATCCTGAATGTCTCTTCAGATTGTTAATTGCTCTATATCCACTTGAGCCGTTTAATACTGTTATTCTAGTCCACCCTGAGTTGTTTGGCATATCAAATGATACGTTCTCCCAAGCAACAGGCGTGTCTGTCCAATATTCTTTGAATCTGTTTTCAATTGTTAGGCGCTCATTCTCAAAACTCATAATGAACCTCTGATTTCATTCATTGTGACGGCTACCATGCCGTTAGGTGCTTGCTGTGATGTGCCACTCTCTAGGTCATGTATATAATCTAATGAATTAACAATGTAGATTGGCTTCAGTCCGTCACCCTTCTTAATGCTTGGCGCTTTAGGTCTTTTGGCTTCTGCGTCCACGCTTCTGTCTATTGTATCTACAGATACGTTCCAATTACCCCTTGCACGTCCTGTATCAACAGGTGTTTTCTTAACAATCATAGCAAATGCTTTAAACGCCACCGTTCTAACAGCTTCGTCTATAGCTACGCCCGTCTTCTTGCTGAATCGTCTTATGTCGCTGTCAAAACTCATCCTAGCTTCCTCAATTTAAGGGAATAAGACGCGCCAACAGGGTCTTTTTTAATATCTGTAATAGCATAACGCTCAGAGTTACGAATAACAACGTCTTTAGTGTTTGGTGTGAACGTCAGTCCTTTGGTAGCGAATAATGCTGTAATCTCACCTGTGAATGCTGAATCTGTCTTGTTGGTAGAGCCTTTGCCTGAGATAGTATTATCATCAAACGATATAATAGCCTTAACGGTGTAGTTTGTTTCTGTTGAAACATTCTGACCGAATACAACGTCATAGCTTGCGTTGGTCTTTTTTACAAATGTAATGCTTTCTGCTATATCACCTGTGGCGGTGACTGCTGAACTTACAGCGCTGAGAATAGCGTCTCTAAGACCCATTACGACCTCACTACTGATACCGTGCCAAACTTAGCACGAGCATGTATGTTGCCCCAACCTCTTAACATTTCCTGAACAATCGAAGGTAGTACACCTGCTGTGTCTGTCTTATCGAAGTTCAGTTTAATTGAGCCAACCTCTAGGCTTGTTAGTCCTTTACCTTGAGCGTCACCTGTTAAGTCGTTTGATATGAGGTTTCTAGCAAATTCTGCTGTGGCGTTCTTGATTGGTTGAGGTACGATTGTTGATGATACTGAATAACCGTCATCTGTTACACCTACTCTACCCCATGCTAGGGCTTGAGCGCTTGTACCTTTAGTTCCTGTCCAATCTACCTTCTCGTCTAATATACGAGTAGCCATCTTTAGGGCTATCTCTTTGTTAGCTGTAGTGGCACTTGTCCAATCTGTTGAATATAAATGTGTTGCGTGGTAGGCATCTGCGTCTGATACTGAAACATAGCTATCTGCTGATGAGCCGTTTGGAGTTGCGTCTAATGCCATAATTTTTCCTTAATAAGTACCACCTACCCGAAGATAGGTGGATTTCATCAAACTGTATTAGTTCGTAATACCGTTCAACATTGCTAGACCCTTCTCAGAGAAGTTAGCTAGACCGTTGTAGAACTTAACACGAGTGATTGACTCGTCTTTAGTTTCTGATGCGCCTAACTCTTCAATAGAGATGCCTGCGTTACCTGAAGCTGTTAAGCCTGCGATACCGTGTGACATTGAACCGTCATCTAATGTACCCATAACAATTGAAGTACAAGCAGAACTTGAACCACGTACTTGGTTTACAGGGATGTAGTCGTTACGGAAGATTGGAATACCACGGTAAGATGGTACTGTAGCGCCTGAAGGTAAAGTAATAACTTCACCGATACCTGCGCCACCCAATGCTCTAAGCAATGCGTAGTATGAACGGATAGTACGAGCGTTCATCATCATGTAGTCAACAGTACCGTCTTTGTCAGTTACCTTGTCTAAAGTCTCATCTAACAAGTCATAAGATAAAGCAGAACCGTTAGTTGCGCCTGTCTTAGTTTGTGCTGATGTAGCTAAAGACAACAAACCTGTGATTTGGTTACTAGAACCCGTACCATTGATTAGTTTGTCTTGGTAAGCACGACCAATTGACTTAGCTTTAGAAGCAACTTGTGCCGCTTTTTGGTCTGTCAAGTTTGAACGTGTAGCTTGGATTAAGCCGTTAATCTCAGCGTCACCTACAAGTGTAGTTAAGCTAGTAGTCACTTGAGTGAAAGTCGCTGCTGCTTTACCTGCTGCGATTGAGTCACCTACGCCTGTCCACTGTGAAGCACCTAATGCGTTTTCACGGTTGTAAGCTAGTGAGTTACCATCAATTGATTGAAATGGTAAGATGTCATAAAAAGGATTGACTGTAATGACGTTTTCAATAACGCCAGCTACAAGCATGTCCTGTGATAGTTTTGCTGATTCAGCAAGAGTTACAGATGCCATAAGGAATCTCCTATAATATGCCCCGTTTTAGTTATAGGGCAGTAAAAAAATATTCTGCTACTATATCACCACGGGTTATATGTAGGGTTCAATTGCCATTCTATGGCAGTTGGGTGTATTACAACATAAAAGACAAACAGTGTCAACCTATTTGGCGAACCCTACTTGCAACTTCTCTAATGCTGATAATTCTTTCGCGCCTGAGCCTGAAAAGTTCCTACCGTGTTCTGAGCCACCACCTTGTGATGACTTGAATAAATGCGGTGCTACTTCCATTTGACCTTTGACCCATTCTTGTACTGACATTGGCTCGCTTGTGCCTTCACCGTATATTACGTTACCGTTTTGGTCATGTGGTACAGCCTTGCCTTCTTTCAATGAGAATACAGATTGAGAGCGTAGTAGTACATCGTCTATGCCTGTATCTACAACACCTGATTTGCTTGCTGAGTCTCTTACAGCGTTATCAATCACAAGTGTCTCTAACTGCTTATTCAAAGTACCGTTAAGACCTTTGATTTTCTCTAATTCTTTGTTGTGGTGTAACACCATAGACTTTGTGCGCTCATCTAGTAGCTCATCAATCTTTCCTGCGTCTATTAGCTTCTTATCTTTGTTGGCTTGTTGTTGTTTAACCATGTCGTTATAACTATCAACATCAATGCCGTCAAACTTAGCGCTTAGTGTTTCCATGTCTTTCATTAACTTTACGTTGTTTCCACGGAAGTCGTCTAGTTTAGTCTTTAGTGAGTTGTACTCGTCTTCTGAGTATGTCTTGTCGTCTGTATCGCTCATGCTTTATTCTCCGAATAATTAAATTGTCTCTGACAACGCTATTATACAACCTATTTTGGTTAGATTAAACTAAAAAACCAAGTTACCTTCATCGAAGTCTTTTTTCTCTTCCTTGGTTAGCATTAAATACTCATCGTAAGGCTTATCACCTTCAACAGCCTTAATTAACAGTTCAATCTGTTTGTCAATCTGATTCCACAGTAGTCCTATTACATTAGCCTCAACACCGTATTTTTCAATATGCTCTTCTTTAAGAGTTCCCATAATATCCATTAGCCTAACTCCTCTTTTGCCTTTTTAATAATATCTGCTCGTTTTTTCTCTAATCTTTTTACTGTCTCTTTCTCAAGTAGAGTTAAACCTTCATCAGTCTCTTTTGCTTTTAGTTTCTTTAACTTGGTGCGGTCTAGCAGACCTAAGTCTGCAGGCGTTTTATCAACTATCTTGACCACCTTCTTAACTACCTTATCAGCCACCTCTCCAACAATTTCACGCCTTAAAGCATCCTCTTTATAAATATTAAAATAAGATTCAACTTGCTTCTTAGTGCCTAATACTTCAGGATTTAAAATACGCAACTCGTTTTCGCCACCAATGTTATTCACATCTCTAACAACATCGTAGTCCTTAGCAAGCTTTTTTAACTCTTTCTCTGATAGGTCGTCTAAGAACTCACCACCCCTACCTTTATAGTTCAATATTCTAGCATCAGGGTAAATGTACAAAGTAACCACATCGCCACCCTGACTCATAGCAAAGTCACTAGCCATCTCACGGTTTGTTGATGTACTAAGACCTAATCTGTTACCACCCGTTCCTGCTTCTTTCTGAGAGCCTGAAAGAGTTTTGAAGTCATTAGGGTCTTTCCTTAATTTAGCAACAAACTCAGTATTACCACCGTGATATATTTTGTAATCTTTAGTAAAATCACGTCTAGCCTTAGCAATTACATCATCAACATTCTGTTTAGCTTGCTCTACTGCCTTCATTGTTTTCTTACTTAATGGTGCTACGTCTTTGTAAGAGCGCTTGGCAACCTCTTCAACCTTGTCAACAACTTTAGCAATCTTCCCTGTCTCAAGAACTTCAGCCATAATTAACTCAAACTCTTTTGTCAAAGTTGGAAACATACTTTTAGTGAACTTCCAATGTGTTTTATCTGCCCACAACATAAATAGGTTGGCAAAGTTCTCAGTCATTTGACTCTCTACACTCTTGTAATAACTAACACCGTGACCCGGCATGTGATGCCTGTTGTAGAACTTTCCTCGTGACATACTATCAATAATGTCCGAGATATTTCCATACGCATGATGTTTTAACTTTCTTTGCTCACCACGAGCGGTTTTTTGGACAAAATCAGTTAGCTTAATTCTTAAATCAACTAGTTTTTCATTTTGCCCCCTCATTCTAAGACCGATTCCTAACTCTTTAGCGTCTGTAGCAGAAGAGTCAAACAACCTCTTCTTTGATGCGAAGTGGGTGATGAAATACTTATTAGCGCCATCTTCGCCAACCTCTAATATATTATCTATGTAGTGACCGTACTCATGCAAAAATACTTCTCTATTTGCCTCAAAACCCCTACTTCTAGGAGATTGAACAATATGCTCAAGCGTGTGATATAGTCCTGCTCCTTCTTTAAACCCTTTAGGCTTAGGCAATATGTTAATAACTTTTTTAGCTTCGTCTGTAATATCTGCCACAAACTCATCTAATTCTTTTTCTGCCCCAAATTTAGGATTAGGCACTACTGCCTTAACAATCTTAGTAGGCTTATCTAACTTAACAACCAACTGCTCAACAGTGAGTGGATTACCCGACTGATTAACCAAGTCTGTGAACTTCATATTGCCTTTTTTCCACAAATCAAACTTCTTAGCGCCTAGTGCCTCTTTTTGAAATACCTCTGATTTTCCTTTTAACCAACCCTCATAGCCTAGCTTGTCTGATACTTGACCGTCCATGCTTGCTCTAGTTGATTCGGGAAGTTCGTTAAAGTCTCCCTTTGCGCCCAACTCTTCCCAACTCTTAACGATTGGCACTTGCGTTGAACGACAACCCCAATGAGCTGTTACCCCCGGAAAATTAATTCCATGATTGATAGGTGTTTTGTCAGGGTTCGACCACGTTAAGCCGTCTAGTCCTTTACAGGTGTTTGATGTTCTTGAGTCTAGTGTTGATACCCACTCAATGCTTTTGATAATATCGTCATTATCAGCATAAGTCATTAATCGTGATTCGTTTGCTACTGCTTGGATAGAGGTTCTTACTAATGCCTCAGCGCTTCGTCTGTTAGCTTGTAATGCTCCATCCTTAAACTTGTTAGGTGATGTGCCTATAAGATTCTTAGTGATAACGCTTGTAGAGTCACCCCTCATCATTCCTTGACGAACAGTGTCAGAGAATCTTAGGTGAAATGCTTCTGAGCGTCTTGACCACCATTCTGCTGACTGAGCGCCTTCAAACAATGTGTTGCCTGCGATAGCCTTCAACATCTGCGTACTCATGCCTACCGATGCCACCTTGAAATTGATAGACTTATTCAATGCCGATACTGCTTGCTTCTCAGCAATAGATGC